CTGCCACGCCGCGCCCCACCGGGCCGCGCCGCTCCCGGCCTTGCCAGTCCGTGCCTCGACATGCCGCGCCTGCCTCGCCCAGCCCCGCTCCACCAAACCTCGCCTGCCATACCGAACTGGGCCTGACCTAGCCGCGCCCCGCCAATCTCTGCCATACCTCGCCTGCCGCTCCATGCCCGGCCACTCCCGGCCACTCCCGGCCGTGCCGCTCCGTGCCTCGCCTGCCATGCCCTGCCTGACTCGGCCCTGCCACGCCGCGCCATGCCATGCCTGCCTAACCTTGACTTGCCACGCCGCGCCCGGCCGCTCCATGCCGCGCCTAGCCGCGCCTGCCTTGCGCCGCCAGCCCATCCTCATCTGGCCGACGACGCACAACCCTTGCGCTCATTAACCCGAGCCGCTCCACCATCTCATCCACTTCGCGCATCAGCCCGAACATCCGCGACAACTCCCGCGTGCGTTCCAGCAATGCACGGGCGCGTGCAAACTCCTGCGCCAGTGTCTGGTGCTGCAAGTCCTCAACGCTGATAGAGCGGGTGGCGATATAACTTTGCGTTGATGGCTGCGCCTCGGGGTTGCGCACATACCTGGGGACGGTCAGCGAGTAGCTGTCGGTGGTAATGACAACCCTGCGCGAAAGCAGGGTGCGGGCTTGCCACACGCGATGTGCGTGCCCTGCCTTTTCGTTGTCCCATTCGAAGCAGTTGTGCGCCGGACAGTCGGGGTCTTGCGCCAACTCCACCAGTTCGTCGGGGGTGATGTTGGGACGCTCGCGCTCAATCTCGTCTAGCCACTCGCTGATCGTTTCCATTATGCAGCCACCTTAAATCCGCGACGCTTCACCTCAACATCGAACCAGCCCATCAATTCCTCGGTTTGATCGTCGTAGCACTGCGGGTCATCCATTGCTGCAATCTGCGCAGCCCTGCCGCCCGTACTTACAACCTGCGCAAACGCCGGATCGGTTTCGGCCATGCCAATGTCGAATTGGCCGAAAGTTCCCGAGCCTTTCTCTGGCCGCCAATCGCCCACGCCAATCGTTAGTCCGGCCTGGGTCAGCAGGTTGACGATGCTGGTGGTCTTGATGATTGACGACGCGAAATGCACATGGATCGTCGCGGCCCAATGCGGAACGATGCAGCGGGTGCGGATGTCCGGTGTGCGGTTCATGTCGGCGCTGCGCACAGGCGTCATCAGAACCTTGGGGACGCCAAAGATTTGGATGTATTCGCCTTCTATAAACGTCAGCCGGCCAATCTGCGACTTAGCTGCGCCAGGCACATCAATTGCTGCTGTTCTGAGCGCGCCCTTGAATGCCGTGCTGGGCATAGCCAACAGGGTCGCAGCGCTGTCGTCGTTGATCCGGTGCGGTGAGCTGCGAAACTCTGCCATCGGGTCATGCTTCAGGCTGCTAGCCTTTTCCGCCGCGTTCTTGCGGCCTTTCGGCATCAGCAGCTCATGCAGCACTTTTTCGCTAAGTCGATTCAGAATCAGCGGGGTGCGACCAAGCACGTTGACGGTGAGTCGCTCGCGCCGAATCTCTGGGACTTCGATTTCGGTACTCTTTGTCGTAGCCATCTGTCACTCTCTCCTAAGTTGATGCGCCATTCGCATCGGTCAGGGCTGTCCCTGACCACTGAAAACGGCCTGCCTTGCCCGGCCTTGCCCTGCCGTGCCATGCCGTGCCGTGCCGTGCCAGGCCTGCCTCACCGCGCCGGATCTCGCCTCGCCCCGCCCTGCCCAGCCATGTCACGCCTGCTTTGCTTCGCCTTGCCTTGACGTGACATGCCATGCCCCGCCCGGCCTTACCGTGCCTTGCCTCGGCTAAAAAGGCACGTCCTCCTGATACGAACCCGCAGACTGACGACGCGGCTGCGGACGCTGCTGCTGATCGTCACGCGGCTTCGGCTCAAAGAAAGTTAGCCAGCCGTCAAAGTTCACTGGAATCGACTCCAGCTTCAGCGACAGGCCGTTCTTTCCTTCAACCACCACGCCGCACTTAATCCATTTCTGCTTTTCCTCGCCGGATTGAGTGGTGTACTTTTCGCCGCGTGCGCAGGCTTCAAATTTGACGCTCATGCTGCTTTCCCTGTGGTTAGTTGTTCAAACATTGCTTCCACTTCCGCTAGAAACTTGCGGGCGTGTCCTTCAATTTCTTCTATCTCTTCCCGTCCCGGCGTCCACTCGGCAATGTGCAGTTGCCTGCGCGGATCGCGCACACGCGGGTCATAGCTGACGAACACCGCATGCTCGCGGCCAGTGCAAGCGAGTTGGGCCAAGATTTGCGGCTTGTGCTGATCGGGCACCCCGCCTGCAAGCAGCCACGACACATGCGTCGTCGTCTGTGGGCACTTAAACTCAATCACGCCGCCAGGCAGGAACCCGTCTGGAGTTGCTGCAAACAAATCAATCTCTGGGTGGTCAATCGTCCCGCACGGCGCAATTAGCCGACCCGTTGCAAGTTCAAATGCCGCCTTAGCTGCCGGCTCCTGATCTAGCCCCCACTGCATAAAGGAATTGACGTGGTGCGGCACTGCGTCGCCGGTAATTCGCTCAGCGAGAATTTCGTACTTCAGTGCTCGACGCTTTGCGCCTTCAGCGCCTTTGCTTGTCATGTCCAGCGCTTGATGCATGCGGCTGGCCGTGAGCTTGCCGCAGCGAGCCGACAGGAACGCAGACTTCTCGGAGTCGTTCAAAGCCGCCCGTCCAGTTCGTCCAACGCATCTTCTGCACGGCACAGCGCGCGGCCTAAGTCTTCGTCCGTTGCCGGCTTGCACTGGTGCGCCATCACATAGTCGGCATCTCTGCGCCGCACTACATCGACAAGGTTGCGCAACGCGCCAATGGCATCGCTACGGTAGACATCGCCACGCCTGCGCATCGGTTTGTTGGGATAGGTTTGCGTGTTCATGCTGGCACCTTCTCTGCGGCTAATTTCAATGCGGCCTGGTGCTGCGTCCAGACACTGGTTTTTGTTGGGCTGTTGGGAATGGCCTTGAACCGCGCCTGCAGCGCCTCCAGGCCGTCCACAGCCGCTTCGCGCAGTGAATCCAAGATAAGCGCCGCTTCCTGATCGTTGGCGCGCTCTGCGGGCTTTGTTGCTGGCTTGCTGGCCACTGCGCTGTTGCCGTCGTCGTCTTCTGCTGGCACACCAAAAGCCGCCATTAGCGAGTAGCGCCGCGCGTAGGTCATCGCACTGCCAAACCCCTGAGCGTCCTGCTTTGATGCGGGAACAAACAGCGGCCCGCAGGCCAGCGATTCGCCAGATGCGTGGTGGATCACCGTCTCGATGCACACACCGTGGTCAGCCGGGTGCGTGATCTGCCGGAAGAACAGACCGTGCTCGGCCAGGGCGGGCTTGATCGCGTCTACTACGGCTGCCAAGTCGGCGTACTTGGAGCGAAAGGCCGGATTCGTCTTGCCCTTCACCGCGCCTTCGATCTGGCTAAATGCTTTCGCCATTGCTTCGCTGATGTTCTTCACAGCATTACTCCCCACAAAGTCACAAGAACCAGGGCCAGCACTGCCCACAGGGCCGCGCCCCAAATGGCCGCGTTGATGATTCCCTCTGCCGCATCGTGCTGCCGCTGTTGCTGCTGGCAGTCGCGCCAGCCTTGGCCGTACCTTGTTGAATGCGAGTTGCTCATTTCTGTTTCTCCTGAACTTTCTGGACTGCTGCCCATGTCTTGCGGATGTCCGTTTTGGTGAGATTCACCGGGTACCCTTTGCGGCGCTGGTCGCACCAGCCGAGGACGGGCGCACGGCCCGCCTGCTCAATCATTTGGCGTGCAGTCATGCCGCCTCCTTGCGCAACACGATTTGCTGCGCAGACAGGTCAATGTCCGGCGTCGAGTCAATCGGGCAGCAGATGTCGACAGTCATGCGGTGACCGTCGTTGCAGACAACGGAGACCTTCAGCACACGGAAAGGCGCACAGACGCCTCCGTGGATGTCCTGTGTGCTGATGGTCACAGGCTCGCTGGTGTGCAGAGTCAGAGTGCTCATTGCCAGCCCTCCGTTGCATCGGACATGTCTTCGCCGAGTGCGTGCAGGCGCTTCAGTTGCCAGGCTCGACGGGTTGCCCAGGCGTTGCTGAACTCGTGGTACCAGGCGGCCAGAGTGCCGGCTTGGACTGCGCGCACCAGTTGGGCGGGCGTGCAGACTTCCTCTTCCATGAGCCATTGCGCCAGGTCTTCCTGAGCGCCAACCGTGTAGCCGGCGGCAAACAGTGCCGGGACGGGATCGTTGGACGGCAAGGCGTCCCAGACTTCATCAAAAGCGCGTCGGTGTGCTGCGTTCAGATCAAACATCGTTCCCTCCATGCCGCGTTCAGTGCGGTGTGGAAGAATATTGACATCTCGATATCGAATCGTCAATACCCAAACGCAAAAAAAGTGCGTCTCCGGCAAAAAAACTGCCGAATTGGGCTAATCCTTAAGTGTTATTTGTTGTTCGCCTGGTGGCTTTTGGAAACGGGTTTGTTGTGCTTGGCTGTTGCGGCGTGGATGCCTGCATTGATCGCACAACAGACAACAAGCCAGACCTTTGCTCGGCGGACAAGGCGCGAAAGAGAGCAAGCAATTCGCTTTCGTCTATGTCTGCCTGAACCGCGGGAGCGGGGCTGCCGCGACCGAAAAGAAGCCAGTCCGGATTGGTTTTTAGTGCCGCGCACAGGCGCGTAAGGTTGTCTCCAGCCAGGTCACGAGTGTGCCCGCGCTCAATGTCGCTGATGGTGGGTTGAGTCACTCCACTTCTTGCAGACAGCTGCACTTGAGTCATGCCGGCAGCCTTTCGAAGCGTCCTGACGCGCGCGCCAATAGGGGTTGTGTCCATCCGGCAATGGTGGGGTGTCTGAATATCGATGTGTCGATTGACAATCAATAACGATTTGTCGATAATTACCCCATGAAAACAACCGACGCGATCAGGTGGGGCGGTGGCACTCAAGTGCTTCTTGCCCAGCGACTAGGCATGCGCCAGTCATCGATCAGTGCCTGGGGCGAATTCCCGCCTGCGCTTCGTCAGTTGCAGATCGAACACCTGTCGGACGGGCGTCTGCGGGCAGAGCCTGAGTGCCTGCAGGCAAACGGCGTTCCCGAGACTGTGAAGGACTGATCGAAGCGAATGAACGATCGCCAACTGATTAAGCGATTGGGCGGCCCAGCAAGGCTGGCCGAGCTGCTTGGGTACGACAAGCGCGCCGGTGGCGTGCAACGAGTCCACAACTGGCTCAGCCGGGGCATCCCAGCTCGGGTGAAGTTGGATCACCTCGATCTTTTTCAGTCTGGCGCGCAGTCAACGCCAGTTTCAAGGGCATCGCAGAACTAGCACTCCGGGCTAACCAAGATCGCATCTGCCTCGATGCGCGGAAGAAAAGGGCAGACGCAACCCGAGCGAGATCGGTAGTCACCGCTAGACGGTGGCCGGTGGGCGTATCCAGGCGCCGGAAAGTCTGGATGCCCGAAAGGGCGGCGATACCCCTTCTACCTCTCACTTTGTGCTGTGGGGGGTAGGGGGGGCTTTAGGCGATACACCGCGCAAGGAGGCGGATTCGGTGATCACAGTGCGATGCAAGCAGGGCGAATACACGATGCCTGCAGATGTGTGGGCGAGCTACAGACGGTTGTACCCGAGTGCGGACGATGAGTTTGCCCGCATGTCGATCTGGTTGGAGTTGAACGCAGCAAAGCGGCCGGCAGCGCCTGCGAGTGCACCGAGGTTTGTTGCCAACTGGTTCAAGAAAGTGCGGGCGGCGCGGCCCGAGCGGGTGCAGCGCGAACTGATTGTGGACTTGCTGACAGGACGGACACATGGAAATCACCGAGCAGACAACAACGTCATCGACATCGAAGCCGCCCCTGCCCGCCGCGTGGGTTGAGCGGATTTTCGAAGTGATGGCCGCCGTTTACGGCCGCCAGCGCCTGGGCACGATGTTCGACGGCCAGGAGCCGGACACAGTGAAAAAGGTGTGGGGCCGCGCGCTGGCAGCACTGCCTTCAGACGCTGTGGCCGCTGCAGTCCATCGGTTGCCGGAGCAGGCGTGGACATGGCCGCCGACGCTGCCGGAGTTCGTGGCTTTTGCGCGCGAGCAGATCCCGCCTGCTGCACACCGCCCTGCATTACCTGTGCCAAATCGCCGGCAGGTTGACATAGAGATCGGCGCGCAAAAAGCGGCCGCCCTGAAAGCTGCTGTTAGCGACAGAAAAGACTCGCGCGCCTGGGCGCACAAGATTCTGGAGCGCCATGCCAACGGTGACAGCAGTCTTGCGCCGGTGACGATCCAGTTCGCCAAAGAGGCGTTGAACAAGCCCGCGTTCGGGGGTGACGCTTGATTCAAGTCAACAACTCATTTCGGGCGCTGATACCGCCGCTATCTGCAGAAGAGCGGGCGCAACTGGAAGCAAACCTGCTTGCAGACGGATGCCGTGAGCCGCTTGCGCTGTGGGGCGACGTTTTGCTCGACGGCCATAACCGATACGAAATCTGCACTCGCCTCGGGATTGATTACCGTGTTGTCCAGGTTGACGGAATCCAGACTGAAAGCGATGCAACTCTTTGGATTGTTCGCAACCAGCTCGGGCGCAGAAATATCAGCGATTACGTCCGCGCCGAACTGGCATTGGTTGCCAAGCCGCTCATCGAAGCAAAGGCGCGGGCGAATCAGCAGGGCGGGCAAGGCGGGATTTTGCTTCCGCAAAATTCTGCGGAAGCAATCGAAACCCGCGAAGTCCTGGCAGAAATGGCAGGCGTGTCACGCGACACCATCCGCAAAGTGGAGCGCATTGCGCAGCAAGGCGACGACAAGCTCAAGGAACTGGCGAGAGCCGACGATGTGTCAATTCATCTCGCCAGCCAAGTTTTGGCGCTGCCAGAAGAAGAGCAACAGCAAGCGGTAAACGAAGCAGCCGCCCATCCAGAGAACGCATCCGCAATTTTGCGGGAAGCCGTAAAGGCTCACGTTTCAAACAACAGCGGCAATAACGAGTGGTACACGCCGCCAATGTATGTGCAGGCAGCGAAAGACGTGATGGGGAGCATTGATGTCGACCCGGCGTCTTGCGAACTTGCAAACGCCACCGTGCAGGCCACTACGTTCTACGACGAGCGTGCAAATGGCCTGACAAAAACGTGGAGCGGAAATGTGTGGATGAACCCGCCTTACGCGCAACCGCTAATCACTCAATTTTGCTCAGCGCTTGTGGAGAAGTTTCAGGCCGGGGAGGTGAAGCAAGCCTGCGTTTTGGTGAACAACGGAACCGAAACGGGGTGGTTTCAATCGCTGCTTGAACACGCCAGCGCTGCCTGCTTGGTGAAGACGCGCATCAAATTCATCGACAAGGATGGCAACCCATCGGGCGCGCCATTGCAAGGGCAGGCAATTTTGTACTTGGGCAAAAACACTGGCGAATTCTCAGACGTGTTTTCTAGCTTCGGGAAGGTTTTGTATGCCTGAGCGCGGCGTCATCAGAAACCGAGAGCATAAGCAGCAAATCAACGATTTCAGCGGGCTTGCGTTTGAAAAAATCTCGCCCACTGACATTGACGCATTCATGGACTTTGGGAACCGGCTGTTTGTGATCGTCGAGTCAAAGTACGGCGGCGCAAAGCTAAAGACGGGGCAAAGAATTGCGCTTGAGCGACTGGCAGACGCTTGCGATAAGCCGCCGCAACGGCGTGCCGTTGTTTTCGTAACGACCCACGAATCAACGGGGGACGTGGATTTCGCAAAGACAGAGGTGGTCTCTTACCGTTTCAACGGTCAATGGTTTTCGCCGAAAAGCACACAGAAAACCTTGCTCGACGGTGTTTTAGCGTTCAAAAAACTATGCGGCGTATGACTTGCCGCTCCTGCCTGCACTCAACGTGCTCACCTGCTGGCGTGTAGTGCAACCGATTCAAGACCGTACCGCAGCGGCCCTGCGGAAAACTATGGAGCAAAAATGATTGAACAATTGATGATGCAACGCGCAGAGATTGACGCCGCAATTGACGCCGAGCGTAAGGCTCTGTCATCAGTAGCGATTGCGAAGGTGCGCGATCTGGTGGCCACGCACGGCCTGCGCATCCAAGACGTTTTCCCTGGCGGTTCTGCAAGCCGGCCTGCGGCAAAGAAGGTGGCCGCCAAGTACCGCGATCCTGCCAGCGGCAAGACGTGGAGCGGGCGAGGCATCTCGCCGAAATGGTTCGACAAGAGCCGCCCGCAGGATTTTGCGCTGTGATCGACGCTCTGCTGCTGGACTGGCTTTACAGCGGCTTAGGCGCGCTTGCTGGGGGCGCTGTGCTGTTTGGGCTGATGTGGCTCGCCGACTGGCCATAAGGGACGACAAGCCGCCGTGTACACAATGTACGTACGCCAAGCAGCACAAGCCTGCGTTTCTCAGCGAACGCGCGCCGTATGTGTGGGTGTGTACACACGCCAGTGCGCTGCGGATCAACGACGGGTCGGTGTGGTCGGTAAATATTGCACGCCCGGTGTGTAAAGGACGGCGGTTTGAACATAAGCGCTGATCTGCAGAAGGTGTTGGAGTTGTTGGCGCAGGGTGCAATTGATGCGGAAAACATCGGCGCGGTGAGTTGCGAGCTAACGATCACAGACCCGCACGGTGCCGGCGTTTTGTACCGATACGTGGGGCAGGCCGCCGAGTTCAAGCCAGAGGAGCCGGAGTGGCACTGACACCGACGCAGCGCAGTACGAAGCATCTGCAGGCCGAGGGCTATCACGTCGAGCTGGTCGAGCAGACAAAGCGTGTGGGCCAGCCAGGGGCGATGAAGGTGTGGAAGGTTGACCTGTGGAACTTCATCGATCTGCTGTGCATCCGTCGTGGGGAAGTCTTGGCTGTGCAGGTAACGTCGGCAAGCAACGTGCCCGCTAGGGTTCGCAAGATCACCGACAGCCCGTTGTTGCCGTTGGTGCGAGAGGCCGGCGTGCGCGTCGTTGTGCACGGCTGGCATCCAGATGGCCGCTTGCGACTGGTGGACTTGTCTTGATCGTCGAAAAGATGCGCAGCCTGTTGCCGATGCTGCCAATGGAATACAGGGCCGTTCGCCGGGCGATGCGCGAAGCCATCACGCACATCCACCGACTGGAAGCGCGCGTGGCCGAGCAGGACAAGCATCTGGAGATGCTGCGCGCCCAGCTGATGAGGGATCGCAGATGACGGACGACAGATTGTCCTGGTTGCTCGACTTGTGGCGGGACTGGATGCGCAGGCCAGACCACCGGCACGAACTAGGGTATCCGAGCACCGCTGCGGGCATCCGGTTTCGGGCTGGAAGCGACTTCGACAGCATGGTGGACAACGTGGACAACTCGCAGGCATTGGCAGTGGATGCGGCCATCGACAGCCTGCCGCACCTGGAGCGCACCGCCGTGCACCACGTTCTCATCGCCAGTGTCTACAGGGCGCGGGAACCGCTGCAAGACGTTTACGGGCGCGCCAGGGAACAACTGAAGATCAGTCTGCACGCAAGGAACATTGAATGACACGCGAATACTTAAGCACTGCCGAATTTGCCGATGCCATCGGTGTGGCACATCGAACGATCCACGACAGGCGGACAACCAAAGGGCACTTTCATGGGTTTGAGCCAGTGGAGTTGCCAAACGGTCGGCTTGCGTGGCCTAGGGAATATGTGGATCGCTGGCACGAAGGGCGCAAGGAAAAAAACAGTGGATTAGACCGAGGGCTCTAAGCCACTTTATTTTGCTGGCCCACACGGTTTTACACGGTATCCCACGATGTTGCACGTTTACGGCCTAAGTATGCGCATGTTGTAATCGTTGCGGGGAAGTGTCTCTGACGTTTCCCTATCTGTCTCCTCCTTAGTGGCCGACACCACTTTAACCGCCGCCATGGCGGTTTTCTTTTTTGCGGAACAATCCCAAGGGAACTCCGATGGCAGCAAGACTCAACCCGCGCCACACCGATATGGTTCGCCAGAAAATCCAGGCGAGCAGCATCATTCATCGCCTGCAACAGTGCGTGAATGGCGATGTGGAAATGACCAGCACGCAAGTTACTGCGGCGCTCGGATTATTGGATAGGTCAGTCCCGAAATTGCAGGCCATTCAGCACGTTGGTGATGAAGACGGCGGGCCAATTCGACATGTGTTCGTGTGGGAAAACCAGCCCGCGTTGTAATCCCTTACTCGCCTAGAGC